ATTGTCCCTAACGACATGAGCATTTGCTAATGATGACAGGACAGCAAATAAGGAAAGAGTTAGAGAAGTTTCAGAAGTATGTTATTTCTCAGGCTAGAGCTAATTTAACACGGTTAAAAAAGAACTCCTCTAAGAATCTTTATGATAGTTTAAAGGGTCAAGTTACCTATAAGAAAGGTGATTACACTGTAGAAATTGAAATGGAGTACTACGGACTATTCGTAGATAAAGGAGTAAGTGGTACAGATAAAACCTATAGTGGAACTGACTATGTTTATAAAGAAGGTAAACAAAATGCACCTAGTCCTAGACACTTTGACAAGTGGGTAGTGAAACGAGGGTTAGCACCTAGAGATGCAAAAGGTAAATTTATCACTAGAGATAGTTTAAAGTTTGCTTTGTCAAGGCACATACAGAAAAACGGTATAGCTCCAAGTTTGTTTTTGACTAAACCATTTGAAGCAGCGATGAGAAGATTACCACAGGATGTAGTCACAGCATACGGAATAGATATAGAGGCTTGGATGAGCGCAACAGTAGAAAAAATAAATAGAAAATAATGGCAAGAATATTCGCACGGTCACCGTACATAATCAACATAGACGAACTGAATCAGTCAGGTTCTAAAATTGATTTGACTATTTGGCAAGGTTCAGGTTCTGCACCTATGAATCCGACATACATACTTTCAAAGGATTCTCCATCTACGACAAACACGCAGACGGTTTACAACATATCTCCGTACATTCAGGAGTTTCTTAACCATAACACGAACCAATCTATCTACAATGGATTTATTAGCACTCCTGTAGCACAATGGGTAAATGTGAAAGTGACCAAATACAAAAAGAATTTAGCTGGAGTTTATTCTTTGCTTGGCACTGAAGATTTTAAAGCATATAACGGTTACGGATTATTTGTAGAGGGTTACAACCCACAGCAGACAAGTTGGTTTTTACCTGAGGGAACTTACAACTATTACTACAATCCAAACGCTGACTTTTTTAACAACCCATTAGATAGAGTTGGACATTTAACACTTGAGGCTATTAGTGGATGGAAGATAAAATATACTAACCTAGTAACAGCAGCTACATTTACAATTCCATTTACCACAACAAGGGTTACAGATGTTTATAGAGTACCACAAAGTTACTATTTAGATGGATGTACTACAGAGCTTTTAAACGCTTCGGATGTTGTTCAGGCTACTTGGGTATTTAGACCAGTTACAGAATGTAGATATGAACCTGTAGTAATTGACTTTGTAAATAAGTTAGGAGCATGGCAGAGAGAGTTTTTCTTCAAGGCTTCATTTGATGACATAGAGGTAAAGTCTAATGCTTATAATTTAATGATGGCGAACTCAGTTAACTATTCTGTAGTTCAAGGTCAGCGTAAAGACTTTAATGTAAATGCTTCACAGAAAATTAAGGTTAATACTGGTAGTGTAACTGAAAACTACTACGATATACTTACAGATTTAATTATGAGTGAGCGTATTTTAGTTAACGGCTTACCAGCTACAATAAAGACAAAAGGACTTTCTAAGCTAAAAGGTGTAAATACGAAAGACTCAAATTACACTTTAGAGTTTGAATACGCTTACAACACAATTAACAACGTCATCTAATGAAAAGAAGCGTACAGATATATATAGAAGGTGAACGAATAGAGCTGTTTAATGACGAAGAAATTCAGGTTAACTCATCTGTTCAGAATATCAATGACTTAGACAAGGTAAAGACGGACTTTTCACAGTCTTTTACTGTCCCAGCATCACCTATAAACAACGCTATCTTTCAACACTTCTATCAAAACGAAGTTAACTCTACTTTAAATTACAGTTCTCGTAGAGATGCGTATATAGAAATAGATAACATTCTATTTAGGAAAGGAAAGGTTCAGCTTGAAAAGTCGGACATAAAAAATCTAGCTACTGATAGCTACACGATTACTTTTTACGGAGAAGTTACAAAGCTAAAAGACCAGTTCGGGGAAGATAAACTTTCTATGCTAGATTACTCAGCTTACAGTCACGTTTACTCAGGTGCTGAAATATTGAATAGAATAACTGACTTAGGGATGGACTACGATGTTCGTTATCCTTTAATTTCATCTAGAAGAGTATGGCAATACAATGAACCTACAACTCCATTAGACAACATTGATACAAACACTGGTAGGATAGACTACACAGAGCTGTTTCCATCTCTTAAAGTGGAAAAAATATTCGAGGCTATACAGTCAACATATGGAGTAACATTTGAGGGTAGCTGGTTACAAAGTGAGCAGTTTCAAAAGTTATTCTTAATGTGTAAAAACACAAACCAGTTTACCTTTTTAACTCCATCTGAACGAGTAGATATAACTAATGATATTAACACGTCTTCATTTGTAGCTGACTCAGTTAGCAATTTTATTTCCTATCCTTTTGATTATAATCTATTATCTTCAGGTGGAACTATACTCTATCACGTTTTAACATTTCGAGTATTATCAGTAACTACTTTTGATGACTACTACATTGACGTATATAAAAACGGAGTTTTAGTTAATACCATTAGTGGTAGTGGTGTAAATGACTATTATATAGAGACTATAAACACATCTGCTTTTGGTGTTCAAACAGAGATGTATTTTGAAGTAAAGGCTTCAGCAGAGTTAACTATAACTTGTGATTTGTATAACGAGTATTACGGTGGTTCAGCTACGTCTGCTCCTACATTACAGCAAACGTATGTAGTAGACTGCGCTCCTGTTGTTATGTCGGGAGATGTCAATTTATCTACTAATATGCCTGACATTAAAGTAGCAGATTTTGTCTCAGGAATAATTAAACAATTTAACTTAACGCTTTATCCTGTATCTGACAACAGATACTATTTAGAGCCTTTAGAAGATTGGTATGCTAGAGGTACTATCTACGACATTACGGAGTACACTACTACAGATGACATAGAAGTTAAGAGAGTACCACTGTATAAAAAAATAGATTTCAACTATCAAAAGTCGGAATCATTTATGAACAATGCTTTCTTAAGATTCTTTAACAGAGCCTATGCAAACTTGAACTACAACTTTAATGTAGATGCTAATGACTATACTATTCAAGTTCCTTTTGAGCAGCCTTTGTTTAACAAATTTACGGGTACAAATATTCAAGTAGGTTACTTTTTAAAAGACTCACCTAACTATGAACCATACGTTCCTAAACCAGTTCTACTGTATTACAATGGAATGATAGATATAGTAGCTGACGATTTTAAATTTGATGACGGATTTATAATTTACAACGTAGGTAACTATGCTTTATTTGGTCAAGACCTAAGGACTCAAAACGGTGAGTTGTATTCTTTGTGTTGGGGTTCAGAAGTCTCATCTTACTACCAGCAAGTTATTGACATGGGCGTGTACAAAACTTATTACTCTGACTACCTACAGAATCTGTACAACAATAAAAACAGATTGGTAACTGTAAAGACTGTACTTCCGTTGAGAATACTTACTGATTTAAACTTAAACGACAGAATAGTTATTCGAGATAAGAGATATGTAATAAATGATATGAAATCAAACCTAGTAAATGGTGAGGTGACGTTTACTTTATTGCACGATTTTAGAGCGTTAAGGAGAGAGAAATTTATACAACCATCAATAGACGTTAACACGGTAGTTGTAGGTGTTAACATAATGGATGGAGTTGTTTCAGGAGATATAGATATTACAGGAACAGGAGTTATATCTGTTACTCCTAATACATTTACAAGTGATACTACAGTAACTTTTGAGTTACCACCATTTACAGGAGGCTTATTTAATGTAGTTGGTGAGGATGCTACATTCATAAGTGATGAGAGCGGAGAAGATACTTTGATAAACGAGGATAGTTCAACTGATTCATTTGAGATTCCTGTAAACTATACGTTTACGGATGGCAGTACTGATACAGAATACATTTTAATTTCAAGAGCATGATAACAGACATTTTAAATATGCTACGGATTGACGATTTCTACGGAAAATCGGAAAACATAGAGATAGCTAAAGGTAAGTACAAGCTACCTACAACGGTAAAAGATGTATTTAAACAAGCGAAGAGAGAAAGAAAATACAAAAAGACGGTTAACTAATGGAAAAGCACACGATAAACATAGACGTAAACACTCAGAAAGCTAACTTAGATGTAGACAAGTTAGACAAGAATTTAACTGAGTTAGACAAGACCGTTGAGAACCTAGCGGACACTATGGACATGGACTTAGGTGCTGCCATATCCGAGATAGAAGACAAGCTAACACAACTTGCAGTACAAGGTAAACAAAACACGGAAGAGTTTAAGAGCCTAGCTAAAGAAGCTGGTAGGTTAAAAAGTGTTATTGCTGAAGTAGATGCACAGGTAGAGTTCTTTGCTGTTACCAATGCAGACGTAGGACAGAAAATCGGACTACTAGAAGACCAAATGTATCGTATGGCAGTAGCTGGAGATACTACTTCTGCTGAGTTTAGAAAGATACAAGCTGAAGCTGCTGCGTTAAAGCAGTCAGTAATTCAGGTGGACATGGCTTTAGACGGTATGGCTATGACTACATCACAAAAACTTACAGGAGCGTTAGGTGGTGCTGCTGGTGGGTTTGCTGCTGCTCAAGGTGCTATGACTGCTTTCGGTGGAGAGAGTCAAAAAGTCAATGAAGCTATCTTAAAGGTTCAAGCTGCTATGGCACTGACTCAAGGTATTGATGCTATTAAACAAGCACAACCCGCTTTTCTTGGACTTAGAAATACAGTTGTTACTACCTTTCAAGGAATGACTGCCGCTAGTAAAGCATTTATGGTTGCTGGTGTTGGTTTATTGCTTTTAGGAATACAGCAACTTGTCACTAACTGGGAGAAAATATCTGAGGCTTTAGGAGGTGCTACTGCTGCTCAACGAATAAACAACAAAGCACAGCAAGAAGCAACTGCGTCAATTAGTAAAGAATTGAGTGCTGCGGATAAATTAGGAGTTTCACTAAAAGACGAAACCATAAGCAGACAGCAGAAGGTGAAATTAATAAAGGAATTTCAAGCTGCCTATCCTGGTCTTTTATCTAACATCAATTTAGAAAAGGATTCAATCGCAAGTATAAACAAGCAACTAGGTGATAACATCCAACTACTTCAACTTCAGGCTGAAGCTAAAGCACTAGCAGCTATAAGAGAGGAAACTTACACTAAAAAGTCTAAGCTACAACTTCAACTACAACAAGAAGCAATAGAGAATGCAAGTAACGCTACTATTACCTACGGAGAAAGTGCTGAAAATGGATTCTTAGGATTTAATAGTGCTGCAGAAAATGCTGCTAACGCATCTAAAAAACTGTCAGATTTCAATAATAACTCTACGAAAAGTTTAGATAGACAAATCAAATCCATTGACCAATCTGAAAAATCTTTATTAAAAAAGATAGACGCTTTAAAAAAGACAGGAGCAGCTACTGGTGAACTGACTGCTGAGGAACAGAAAGCAGCAGACAAGGCTAAACAAGCAGAGGAAGAAGCAAAAAGAAGACGAGAACAAGCTAGAGAAGAAGCAAAAAGAAGACGAGAACAAGCAGAGCAAGAACGAAAAGACGCTTTACAAAAATTAACGGAAGCACAAACAGCATTTGATGAGCAAGAGCGAACTCGTTACATGACTGAACAAGCAAAGGAAAAAGATGCTGTAGAACAAAAATACAAAGAGCTTTATGCCATTGCTGAAAAGTATAAACAAGACGTTACTAAACTAAAAGAAAACGAAAAGAACGAGCTTAACGCAATTAACACAAAATACGCTCAGGAAGAACTAACTGCTGAAGCAGATAAACAAGCTAAGTTAGCAGAATTTCAAAAACAAGCAAATGAAGAAGCTGCACAACGTGAAGAGGATTTCTTTGAATCATACAGACAAGCTACATTATCACAGCAACAGTTAGAGATAGACGCAGCTAGAGAGAAATGGGATGTATTAATAGCAGACGCTGAAAAATACGGAGCTGATACTACTATTTTAAAAACTAAACAAGAAAAAGAACTAGCTGATATTGACAAAAAATACAAAGAAGAACAAGCCGCAAGAGAAAAGGCATTAGCAGACCAAAGAATAGACGCTGTTAAAGGTGGTTTAGATGCCATCGGACAACTTGCTGGAGCATTTGCTGGTAAGAGTGAAAAGTCACAGCGTAGAGCGTTTAATGTTCAGAAAGCTGCTGGTATTGCATCTGCTACTATTGACACTTATAAATCTGCTCAAGCTGCTTTTGCTTCTGCTGGTAACCCAATATTAGGAGCTGTATTTGCTGCTATTGCTGTAGCTGCTGGTATTGCTAACATTGCTAAAATCTCAAAGACTAAATTTGAAGGTGGAGGAGGTGCTGCTGCTGGAGGAGGCGTTTCTGTTCCGTCAAGTGGTGCAGCTGGTTCTGTAACTACTCCTGAATTTAACATAGTAGGAGGTAACACGGCTAACCAACTAGCTGGACTAGGTCAGCAACCAGTACAAGCGTATGTAGTAAGTAACGAAGTAACAACTGCTCAGAGCTTAGATAGAAACAGAGTACAAAACGCAACATTATAGACATTAAAAGTTAAAAGGTTATGAAGATAGTAGAAATGGTTTTGAATGAAGAGATAGACAGACAAGGCGTGTATGCTGTATCTGTAGTTAACTCACCAGCAATAGAGGAAGATTGGGTAGCTTTAAACCGTCAATACGTAGAGCTTAAATCTGTAGATGACGAGAAGCGAATATTGATGGGTGCAGCATTAGTTCCTAACAAACAGATTTACCGTAAAGACAAAGAAAACGGTGAGTTCTACATCTACTTTTCTAGTCAAACAATTCGTAAAGCCTCAGAGCTATTCTTAAAGCGTAACAAGCAGAATAACGCTACCTACGAACACATGAAAGAGATAGACGGAATGAGTGTAGTAGAGAGTTGGATAATCGAAGATGAGGACAAAGATAAATCTAAACTGTACGGATTCAGTTTGCCTGTAGGTACTTGGATGATATCCATGAAAGTAGACAATGACGAGGTTTGGAGTAAGGTTAAGGAAGGTGAGATTAAAGGCTTTAGTATCGAGGGATATTTTGAAAGTAAGACTGAGCTATCAAAAGACGAATCTGTTCTAGATGAAATTGTAAACATTCTTAAATCAATCCAATGAGCAGACGGTTTATAAATAGTCAGTTTACTACTCAGGTTCAAGACGTAACTCCTGACGTAAAAGAGTTGAGCGTACCTGAAGAGGGAGCGTTAATAATGTGTGAGGGTATTTTGTATGTTGGAATAGACAATGAATGGCAAAGACTTAGCACTGGCTTTATACCTACCACTACGAACTACGGATTATTTGCACAGACTGGAGATAGCGTAGCAGTAACAGCAACTACTACAGAGACTACAATTATTAATGGAGGCGTAGGTACTTTATCTGTACCAGCAAATGGATTTAAAGTAGGTGATACATTCAGAGCAGATTTCGCTGGACAAATGTCAGCAAAGAATGGAGATACTCTTCGTATTAGAGTAAAAGCTGGTTCTGTTGTGTTAGCTGATAGCGGAATACAAACAATGCCGTCTACTACTAATGCTGTTTGGTCATTGTCTTTAGATTTCACTATTCGTCAAATAGGAGGAGCTGGAATTGCTTCTGTCGTGACTATTGGTAACTTCTTACACCTTAAACAATCGAATAATACTTCTGAGGGATTTGGTTTTAACACGGTCAACAATACTACGTTTAATACTACAATTTCTAACACGCTAAACGTCACTGCACAGTGGAGTAGCAACTCTGCTTTAAATAGTATTTACTCGGATGTATTCGTTTTAAATAAAGTGTACTAATGAAAACAGAAAGCAAAACATCACCACAGAACTCAGGAAGAGGCTGCCTATGCGAAGACGAAACCTACCATATAGACTGTTGTGACGGTAGCCTACAAGCTCAGGGCATCGGTTCACTAGAAGGACAAGGAGACGTAGTATTAACACAAGAGATAGTAGAGCGTAATATCATACGTTCAAATGGATAAAAATGCAACAAATAAAAACCAAATAGTTAATAAGTTATGAATAAAAGTGTATTAGAAAAGTTGAGCAAGTTTGAAAAAAACGTAGAACTTGCTGAAGTAAAGGTAGATTTGGCTGTAACTGACGAGGTAGCATCTAAATTAAAAAATATCAATGATATTTTGAAAATCGCTAACGACTCAAACAATAAAGTTGTAAAGTTAGCTGAGCAATTAAATGCTGCTTATAAAAAGTCTGCTCCTTATGTTAATTATAGTAAGACTATGGGTAAGCAAATTGACGGGTTATATAAAAACCTAGAGAAATTAGCTAAAGAATTAGGTGTTAACATACAGTCTACAGATGCGTTTAAAGGCATTCAAGATGCTTATCAGTTTTTAGGGCAAATTGAGGACGCAATGTCTAACATGAAAAATGCAATTTCAACAATAGGTAAATAATATGAAAGCAAACGAAGCAATCAAACAAATAAAAACATTACTCGGTCTAGAGACTGAAGTTAAGTTAGCACAAGCACGTCTATTAGACGGTACAACAGTTATCGAAGCTGAAGTATTTGAAGCTGGTATGGAAGTATTCATCGTAACAGAAGAAGGTAATGTTCCTATGCCTGTAGGCGAGTACGAAATGGAAGGTGGTGAACTTATTCTTGTAGTAGAAGAGGAGGGAATCATTGCTGAAATCAAAGAGAAAGTTGAAGAGACTGAAGAAGAAGAAGAAACTCCAGCTCCTGAAGCTGAGACAGAAGTAGTAGAGGAAGAGATGAGTGAAGAAACTCGTCAGCCTAAGAAAACTATTGAGTCTATTATCAAAGAAACTCTTTTCTCTGAAATTGAAAAAATCAAAGCAGAAAACGAAGAACTTAAAGCTGAACTAGCTGCTCTTAAAAATGCTACTGAGTTAAGCGCTGTAGAAGATATTAAGCCTATCCAGTACAACCCTGAGAACGAGCAAAAAGCTGAGGTATTTAAGTATGCTAAAAACCGTTCTATGTCTTCTTTAGACAGAGTATTAAATAAATTGAAATAAATCTTAAATTAAATAAAATGCCAACATCATTAGACATTACAACTACTTACGCTGGTGAATCAGCTGGTAAGTACATTGGTGCAGCGTTATTGAGCGCAAACACTATCGAAAACGGAGGTGTTACCGTAATCCCTAACATCAAGTACAAGCAAACAATGAAGCGTTTCGACAGTACTTCTTTAGTTGCTGACGCTACTTGTGACTTTACTGCTACAGGAGAAATCACTTTGACTGAGCGTGTTCTTGAGCCTAAAGAATTGCAAGTTAACGCTCTTCTTTGTAAGAAAGATTTCCGTTCTGATTGGGATGCGGTTTCTATGGGTTACTCTGCTTATGACAACCTTCCTCCATCATTCCAACAATTCTTAATTGCTCGTATGCTTGGACAAGTTTCTGAAGCTACTGAATTGTCTTTGTGGGGTGGTGCTACTGCAACAGCTGGAGAATTTGACGGATTGTTTACTCAAGCATTAGCTGAAGCTGGTACAGGTATTCCTGTAGGACAGTCTGTAGGTGGTGTTGCTGTAGACGCTACTAACGTAATTGACGAAATGGGTAAAGTAGTTGACGCTCTTCCTTCTCGTTTGTACGGTAAAGAAGGTTTGAAAGTATATGTTTCTCAAAACGTAGCTAGAGCTTATGTTCGTGCATTGGGTGGATTTGCTGCTGCTGGTGTTGGTGCTGCTGGTACTAACGCACAAGGTACACAATGGTACGGAATGGGGTCAGGTTTGTCTTTTGACGGAGTATCTATCTTTGTTGCAAACGGACTTTCTAACAACCAAATGTTAGCTACTACTACTGATAACTTATTCTTCGGTACAGGTATCTTAAATGATGCAAATGAGGTTAAGTTGATTGATGAAGCTATGATTACAGGTTCACAAAACGTACGTTTCGTTATGCGATACACTGCTGGTACTCAAATTGGTATCTTGGAAGATTGTGTAATCTATGACACTACTCTATAATTAATTAATAAACCAAAGAAGGGGAGGGCGGTCTAACTTCCCTCCCTTTTTTATAAAACAAAAAAGATATGGCTTGTGATATTTCAAACGGTAGATTAGAAGCGTGTAAAGACGGAATCTCAGGATTAGATGCTATCTACTTTATTAACTACGGGATTAACTACCCTACAGACGTTACTTTCTCTTCAGGAGTAGGTTTAGAAGACGTTATTACAGATGTAGCTGGTGTTACTGACTTGTACAAGTGGGAATTGAAAGGTGCTAACTCATTCGAGCAGACTATTCAAACTTCACGTGACAACGGAACTACTTTCTTTGAGCAAACTATTGTAGCTCAGTTCAAAGTTCTTGACCCTACAACACACAAAACAGTTAAGTTGTTAGCTTATGGACGTCCTCACGTTGTTGTGCGTACACGTTCAGGAAACTACTTCTTAGCT